CAACATGAAATGCTCGCAGTCCGGCGGTTCGGCGGTTGCCGAAAACTGGATCGGCTTCATCATGCACCGCACGCCGGGTCCGATGATGTACGTGCAGGCCACGGTCAAGGCCGCCAAGGACTGGTATCAGGAAAAGCTGCAGCCGACGATCGAGGCAACGCCTGCGCTCAGTCCGAGGCGAGGCGGGGTTGTCATGCCCCAGAAATCTCGATCGGGCGAGGGGTCCACGTCCGAGCGCATCCGGTTTTTGGGCGGGTTCCTCAATCTTGCCGGCGCGAATTCCGCCGCGAGCCTTCGCCAGCACTCGATCCGCTATATGGTGCGCGACGACCGGTCGGCCTGGACGGACAATGCCGACGGGGAGGGCGATCCCAAGGATCTGTCGGACGCGCGGCTTAAGACCTATCGCATCTTCGGGATGAGCAAGGTCTATGATGTCAGTTCGCCCAAGTTCGAGGGCGCCGATATCGATGCCGATTATCAGCGTTCCGATATGCGGCGCTTCTACATGGCCTGCAAAGCCTGTGGCGACCTGTCCGATATCGTGTTCGAAGACCTCGTTCATAACGATGTGGCTCCTTATCGAACCCATTTCGTTTGCCCGAGCTGCGGGGTCGAGCATTTCGAGCACGACAAGCACGAAATGGCGGCGGCGGGCGCATGGATACCGACGCGTCCCGATCCAGAGACGGGCGAGGTTCCGCCCAAGACCATTGCGGCCGACGAGATCGAAGCCTGGCGCTCGCGCGATACCGGCGTGCACCTGATCGTCGGGTTCGTCATCACCGGTGAAATGTCGGTCTTTGAACGCTGGGACAACCTCGTCGCGCGGTCAAAGGAGGCCGGTGACGATCCTGCCAAATTGCAGCCGTTCCAGAATTCCGACCTGGGACGGCCGTACAAGCCCAAAACCGACGTTCCCGAGTGGGAAACGCTTTCTTCGCGGCGAGAAGGGGATTGGCAGCGCGGAACGGCCCCGGCCGGTGTGCTCTACGTCACTCTGACGGCCGACGTACAGGGAGACGGGATCTATTGGGCTTATCTGGGCTGGGGTCCCAACAAGCAGGTCTGGCATCTCGATGCCGGTTTTTGTGCCGGCCACACCGATGTTGCCTTCGAGGGCGCCTGGCCCAAGCTCGATGCCGTCGCCGATCGCGGCATAGCCTTTGGCGGGCAACGGTTCCGCGTTGCTCCCGATATGATCGGCGTCGACAGCGGCTATAATTCCGAGCCCGTCTATGCCTGGGTCAAGCGGCGTCACAACGCCCTGGCGCTCAAGGGTGAGGACGGCTGGACAAAGCTGCCGATCGCCCGGGCGCAGTCGCCGGAGGTTCGCAAAACCGGACTGTCGGCCGGCAAGGCCAAGAAGTTCGGGATCAAGGTCTGGCTGGTCGGCACCTGGGGCATCAAGGGCGCCTTGATGGTCTATCTGAGCCGAACGGCCAAGGAAGGCGATAGCGGTCTTCCCGTCGGCTTTCAGCACTATCCGGCCGATACCGAGGAAGAGTATTTCCGCCAGTTGGTCTCCGAGTACGTCATCACCGACACGGTGAATGGCAACAAGGTCCGAAAGTGGAAGGCGCGATACGCCAATCACTGGCTCGACTGCAACGTCTATGGCTGGGCGCTCACCCATTTCGCGGGTCTTTGGAACTGGGACGACAGCCAGTGGGAAAAGCGGGCGCGCGAGTTGGCCGAGATGATGGCATCGGCAGAACCCGACCTGTTCGGGCCGTCGATCACCGCCGTCCCGTCGGCGGCGCCGGTTGAGGCCAGCGAGTTGCCGGCGGCCAAGGCCATTGGCGCGAAAAAGAAAGATGATGGGCTCGACGCCCTCGCGAAACTGAATCGATAGGAGACGCCAATGGCGCGGTCCAGGGCCGATATCGAAGGCGAGCTTGCCGAACTCTATGCGGCAAAGCGGAGATACCTGACCGGCGGCATGGTGACCGAGGTCAACCACGCCAGCGGAGGCGTTAAGAAACAGGCCGCGACGCTGGAAGAGATCAATCAGGCGATCATGATGCTGGAGCTTGAATTGTCTCAGATCACTGGTGACCGGTCCAAACTCGGGCCGGTGCGGTTCGGCTTTGGAGATCGTCCATGAACAAGCCTCGGGTGCGCGTCCAGGCCGGTGATGCAACGGGCGCCACGCTGCGCCGCGTAGCTGCCGCGCCGCGCTCCGCCTATACCGCCGCCGATCAGGGACACTCGGCGCTTGGCGGATGGGTTCCTCCCATGCAATCGGCCGATGCCGAGTGGCTGCGTGAGCGCGACGTGTCGGTTGCGCGTATCCGCGACCTCGAGCGCAATGACGGAACGGTTTCGGCTGGGATCGACCGGCAGGTCGACATGCTTGTCGGTTCCGCGCTGCGCCTGAATTCTAAGCCGGATCATGAGGCGCTGGGGATTTCGTCGGACGCGGCGCATGGTCTGGGAAAGGCCATCCAGTCGGTTTGGCGGGGCTGGGCCGACGATCCGATCTTTCGTTGCGATGCGGAGCGCCAGTTGAACTTCAATGGCCTGGCGGGCATGGCGGCGCGAGAATTCGTTGGGGTCGGCGAGGGGGTTTCAGTCTTGCGTTTCCGCGAGATGGCAGGATGGCAATATCGGACGGCCGTTCATATGGTCGATCCCGATAGGCTTTCCAATCCCGAAGGTCACCCAGACACCGAATTCCTGCGCAAGGGTGTGGCAAAGGACGAGGATGGCGCTCCAATCGGATATCACATTCGACGAGCGCACCCGGCGGACGTATTCGGTCTGGCGACTGATCCTTTGACCTGGGACTATTTCGAACGCTGGCACGAAACCGAAAACGGCTGGCAGCGGCCAGGAGTAGTGCATTTCTACGACAAGAAACGTCCGGGCCAGTCTCGCGGCGTTTCGCGCCTGGTGGCCAATCTCGTTAAAACCCGGATGCTGCACAGGTATTCGGAGAACGAAGTCCGGGCGGCGGCGATCAACGGGTCGATCATCGGCGCCATCTACACCCAGCTCGGGGCCGAGTATGCGGCCGAGCGGCTTGGAACCGACGGGGAAACCAATACCGACTGGTCCCAGTTCAACACCCAGCGCGGCGCATTCTACGCGGATCGATCGATCATGAATGATGCGCGATTGCTCACATTGTTCCCGACCGACCGCCTGGACCTCAATACCCAGCCGCGCCAAACCGCAGGCTATCCCGCGTTCGCGCGTTCCTTCCTGCAATCGTTCGCAGCCTCGCTCGGTATCAGTTACGAGCAGCTTTCCATGGATTGGAGCCAGACGAACTATTCGTCGGCTCGTGCAGCCCTCAACGAGGTCTGGCGGGGCATCCAGCGCCTTCGTTCGGTATTGATCAGCCAGTTTGCATTGCCGGTCTTTGCCGCCGTCCTCGAGGATGCGCTGGACAACGATTTGATCGAAATCCCGCGCGGGTGTGCCGACTTCTACGATCGCCCGGCCGCATGGCTGCGGGCCGAGTGGATCGGGCCGGGACGCGGCTATATCGATCCGGTCAAGGAAGCCCAGGCCAGCTCGGAGCGGATCAAGGGCAGGACTTCGACGCTTGAGCGCGAAGCGGCCGAACAGGGGCTCGACTGGGAAATGGTGCTCGAGCAGCAAGCGCGCGAGGCGGCCGAGCTGGAGAAATACGATCTTGCCGGACCCGAGAACGATCTTTCAATCGTGCCGCGTTCGGACCTCGAAGATCAGCGCCCGGCGCAGAACTAGGGATTTACCGACATGACCGATCTCGACCTGGCCTTGCGGCGTCCGGGGCAAATCCTCCTGCTCGAACGCACCCACGCCCTAGGGCTCCTCGACCGCATGCTCACCACTCAGCGCCCGGGCCGTGGGCTGTTCGGGAATGCGCTTTCCGCGCTGGGCCTCAAGCCGACGGCAGGCCACGATATCCCCGAACGGCCCAAGGTTCTGGGCTTGCCTTCGCTCCCATGGGCAGAGAATGCCGAGCAGGGCGAGGGCTATCTGATCGTCGACGGCATCGCGGTGATGGACGTCGCCGGTGTGATGACGCCCCACGGTTATTACGACTGGTGGGAGGATCGCTGGGTTGGCGGCTATGCCCAGATCGGCGCCAGCCATGATGCAG